TTTGTATTCCCCACCAAATTCCTCACCGATGCGTACTCCTTCATCATGAAAGCCGGTAGATTTGCGTCCGCTCTTAATAGCTGTAAAAACTTTATTAAGTGGACTCTGGAACTGTTAGGATGGATCAAGGACAATGTTCTTTATTACCTATCAGGTTCAGGCAAATCTGCCAACCGTGAAGCTACGTGGAAGGTCCTTGACGACATTCATGCATTTAACTCCATACATAGTAATGTCGACGAGGCCCTTTCCGAGACTGATGTGCAAGAGATCCTTCGTCTATACGATCGTGTTCTCGCCGTTTCTCGTGAAATGGTTATTCAAAAAGATGCTGCACTCAACTCGCTTACACGCCACACCTTTGAAGAGTTTCGCAAAACCCACCTCAAAGCCGCCCAAATCCAACGCAACCAAAAGTCTAGCAGAATTGATCCATTTTTCATCGTCCTCTTCGGAGACCCTGGATGTGGAAAAAGTTCTGTTGCCGTGAACATATGTTATGACACTGCTGCCATTCTCGGATGGTCTCAGGATAATCTCATTTGTCCAGTCAACCCTCAAGACGACTACGGCACTGGCTACAATCACCAGAAGATTGAGCTGTATGACGATCTGCACTCGTCTTCGGAGGAAGAAACTTGGAAGGAAATTCTACTCAAGAAGAGTAACTTGCCTTACAAGCCAAATCTTGCTTCGCTCGACGATAAAGGAAAAGCTTACAGTTCCGAACTTATGGTTGCTACCACCAACTCCCCCTACCCCACCTTCAACACCGCCAACACCCCTCTAGCCCTCTGGAGACGACGAAATCTCTTAGTAGAAGTGAAAAAGAATGTCAATGGTGATCGAAGTTTCCGCTTTGTTGATCCGTTGAATTCTGAGGCTCAAACTCGCGTTTTGACCAACTGGATGAACTACGAAGCATTTTTGGCTGTTTACATAAACACGCTGAGAGCTCACTATGCCACGCAAAATGAGCTTTTGAAGACATTCACCGAGACTTCCGATGCAGCTAAGAAAATCATTGCTCTTAGCGAACGGAAAGAAGTTTTCGATGATGTTAACAAAAATGCCAGTAGGTCAATCAATTCGGTTATGAAGCTTGTTCTTGAAAAGGCTATACCGTATGCCGCCAGTAGAATCACCCGTTTTACTGAAAACTGCCCTGAGGAATTTCAATTTCTCAAGGAGTTCGGTCTTGCTTACCGACCAATTGACCCAGTTGGCCCTGACGTAAAACCTCAGAATGGCCCAGAAGAAGATAAGAGTGACGATGAATTTGACGACGCCCAAGATCCCGATGACGACCTCCAAAAACAACTCGACAACCTACCTTCCCCTCCTGTAGACGATTACATACCTGAACATTTTCGTTTGAAACTTTCTGATGTGATGATCATAGGTGATTTTTCCAAAGTCTGGTCTGCCTCTTCATTAATGGCAAGTCCAAAAGGCTATGGAATCGTTATCCTGCGTTCCACTGATGAAATTCGTGAATACTATGGTACTGAAATTCAGATGCTTGACGCACTCTTTTCTGACCCTTGTGACGTGACAACCGGACCAGGGGAATATGACGAGATAGAAAAACAGAAGTATCTTTTCGGCAGACAAAAGTACAAGGACCTCCATAACTTTACTCAAGCTGGCGAGAAATACCCATCTGAACAACTTCTCTATTATTTCCTCCGACGTCATGATCAACAACTAGTACTTGCTCTCATTAGGCAAAAGCTAGCAGAAGAAAGTGAACATCGCAAGACGAAACCTTCATGTTTTAATCTACAACCCAAACCCACTCCCCCCCGCGTTTTGACTGCGTTAGAACAACTCAAGAAAGCTGGAGATGTCTTTTGGCAAGCCTGCAAGCAAGCCTTGGCTATCTTCAGTTCCATCTTCTTGAGCATTGGTTCAATTGTGTTTATGTGTTGGGTGTTGGAAAAATGCGATCAGAGAGCCCCATCAACTCTCCCGCAATCCAATGCTTATCATGTTGCCGATGGTAGAGCCCTCCCCAAAGGAGTTACTATCACCGTGCCACAAATGACGCCAGCAGAAGTTTGTCTACAGCCTTCTTCTCAATTGTTGAACAAGACTCGTTCGTGGGAGCTTATCGGAGATTTAGAAACTGTGTTTGAGGATAAGACAGCGTGCATTAATCGTAAGATACAATTCTTTCAGATCTATGGACGTTATGCTGTCTGTCCCAAGCATTACTTCGACTCCGTAAGAGCTGCTCCACGAGCGTTTTTCCGAATCACAATTGAGGGTGGAACTGGTCTCATCAGCCAATACACCCGCACTCCTTTCTTGTTGCGTGAAACCGACGTGATTAGGAGTGAGAAGCAAGACTTGGCAATGTTTGTACTACCCAAATGGTTCAACACTGCTCCGAATTTTGTGAAACACACCCCGACCAATGCGGATCTTCCGTATTTGACTAGAGTCAGTAGCACAGTGCGAGTTTACAACAAGCCGAAGGCAATCAACGGCAAGCTCGTCGAAGGCGAAAGGCTCGACGCACCCTCCCCTATGTATACTGAAGTACGCCATGTTGTTGATGCTCTCCCAGTGCGGAGATATCTACAATTGGGAGTTGAAATGCATTTTGGCTGGCAATACAAAGGAATTTACCATGCAGGTGATTGCGGTAGCTTACTCATCGCTAATGCTGCCAATATCCAAAGGCGCCTTTTAGGTATGCATGCGGGTTCTGTCACTACTGCGTCGTATGGAGTGGCGGTTTTGTTTACTCAGGAATTGCTCCAAGCTATGATCGATAAACTTGACCAAGTGCACTCTAACATCGTGTTAGAAGACTTACCCCCTGTAACCTTTGAGGCTCGTCCCCAAGGCCCGCAAGGAATTTTCACTACACTAGGAACTATGCCCCAACATCTTGTTCCTGGTGGAACCAACAAAACTCAGATTAAACCCTCACCCATTCATGGAATGGCGTACGAAGTTACAACCCGACCCCCCTACACTGTCGAAGAAAGAAAGCAAGCTGGCTTAGGTGACCTTTTCCGCAATGCTGTGGAAAAATACAGTGTCCCCTTTACTCCTTTTCGAGCAAGCACAATGAAAGTTGTGGAAGCCCACTTGAATGACGTCTTTGACAATGACTTCCCCCCGACTATGCCCAAACGACTCCTGACCTGGAAAGAAAGTGTTGTGGGAATTCCCGAAGTAGACTACGTAGACTCCATTAATCTATCGGCATCTGCTGGGCACCCATTCACTACTCCTTCCGTACCGAAAACCAAACCTGGAAAACGAACATGGATCAACGAAGATGGTACGATCGTTCCGAAGTTGCTTGCTGAGCTCGAGTTGGAAGACTCACTCATGCGGCAAGGACGGCGCCCCATCTTCGTCTGGACTGACCTGGAAAAAGACCAACGATTACTCAACTCAAAAGTTGCCGCTGGCAAGGTTCGCGCCTTCACTAACGGTAATTTGAAAGTGTTGTTGCACACGCGACGATACTTTGGTGCATTCAGTGCTGCGTTTTATGCTTCACATCTTGAAACGTTTTCTGCAGTTGGCATTGACATTCACGGCCCTGAGTGGAGTAAACTCTTGAACAAGTTGCACTCGATAGGTGCTAACGCGTTTGACGGCGATTTCGGTCGCTGGGACGGTTCCATGAAACTTGATTGTATGCTGTTGTTTGTGAAACTGGTTAATAGGTGGTACAATGACTCTAAAGAGAATCAGCGCGTGCGCGAAGTTCTCATGGATGACTTGATTCATACCATTCAACTTTTCCGGAATACCTTATATCAGACGCATCAAGGGAACCCGTCAGGGAATGCTCTAACCGTTGTTGTGAATACCTGTGTCAACTACATGTACTTCTGTAATGCATGGGTTGATCTAATCCACGAACCCCTCTCGACTTTCCGAAACTCGTGTGGTCTTGCCTTTTATGGTGATGACAATCATGTTGTACCTGGCGCTGAGTATGAAGAGAGATTCAATCTCGAAACTTGCAAAGCGTATTTTGCTCAGTTCGGGCTCGAGTACGGAGGTGCGGACAAAGATGGATCATCGTACACCGTGCGACCCATTGACGACTGCGCTTTCTTAAAGAACCGATCGCGACAAGATAACAGATACGGCACTTTGTTTCATCCTCTGATGGACAAGACGACGATAACGGAACTTACGAACTGGATTCGCACAAGCCCTGATGATCTGGAAGCCCACCGGCTGAATCTGAAGGATGCGTGTGAATTCTTTTATCACTACTCGCGCGAGGAGTATGATGTGTTTCGAGCGAATGTGCTTGCAGCAGAGCAAGAAGCTCTCACTGGCATAAACGCAACAGACCTGCCTACGTATGACGACCTGGATCAAACCTGGTTGGCCAAACATGGTATCATGCTCTGAGCGGTCACCTTGGACTAATGAAAGAAACTCTCTCCCCAATGGAGTGAGCATGTCCTGTGACGTAAAACCTAAATTTAAAACTCTTTCGACCCTAATTTAAAATCCAAG